CAACATACCCTTAGTATTCAAGAGAGCACGCTTTTTCATTTGAGAGTCTTTTAAGCTGTTGTAGAAATTCACAGAATCTTCTAGTGATGCATAGAAACCAGGTTGGCGAAGGGATTGTTCTCTTTCTGACTTGACCCTTGCGGTAGCAAAGAGTGCACGGATTTGTTCGTTAGCTACTACGGTAGATACTGCGAAAGCTTTGGCCAAAGCTGTGACTGTGGCGCGAAACACTCTTGGATTTTCTGTGGGTGTCCCAAATACTCCGTCTTCGGCTAGTGCCAAGACCATAGCCTTTGCTTGTGGATTTCCATTCGATGGGCCACCCTTAATCTTAGATTGGCCGCGGACAACTTTCTTTTGTACGTCGCCTTTTCCAACAGGAGTAAACAAAGAATCGTTGCTAGCCCAATCTAACTCTTCAAGAAACCTTCCAATTTCTCCTTCCCCAACTTCAGCTATACCATCCAATCGAGCCACAACATCTTCCATGAAGAACTCAACAAACTTAGTTTCTAACTCCTCGGGTGATGGCAAATTGGCACCGGGTAACTCGCTTGCCACATCCCTCTTGCCCTTAGAGGCGATAAAGGCTGCTGGTAGCTGAATGCAGATTTTTGACTTATCCATAGAGCGAGCAATTATATCTGCAATATTATCAAGCGTGAAGTCAAATTGAAAGAACTTTATATCGCCTTCGATATCCAAGCCGGCGCCTTGCTTCTCACCTGTCTCAGATGATGTAAACGACTTCATGCAAACAACATATCGCATTCCGTCAAAGCCGGAGAATTGTGGCTCTACTAAGTCTCCCACCAGGTCATTAAAGGAACCACCAACAACAACAGACTTTTCATTGTAGAGTTTCAAGCTGATTGGGATTTGGTCTCCTGTAGTAAAGTCAGCAATAGTGCCTGTATTCGCTGGCACTTGTCTGCCATCTAATAGTACAGCAAGAAAAGCTTCGAAGTTAAATCCGGCAGAGGCAGCATTGAAATTTGATACAACCTTTGTAAGAGCCTTGAAGAATACAAGATAAGATAAAACCTTTGCTATCTTTCGACCCACAGGAAGATTGTCATAATCCTCTGATGGCCCATTCGTATAGAAAGCGGATAGACTTGCCACCTTCTCCTGGAGGCTAGCCCCTTCAATTTGCTCAAGAAACTGTCTAAGCTGCTGTCGTTCTGGGCCTGAGACTTTTTGACCGCCAGTTGTACGAACATCGGTCCACCCCAATTCTGTAACACTTATCTCAGGGATAGCCTGCAGGGTGAGCGACATATCCTTTCGTTCGTTGATAAACTGCTCTCTGAGGAGCTCCATTTCAGTCTTGTGTGTCTCCACAAGTCTGTCCTTACTGACCTCGTAAACTTCAGCTATAAGGCTGTAAAGGTCGTCCATAGATGATATGGAGGGTTTCTTGTTGTTCTCTGATAAGAATTCTTTGTGCCAGCTCATTCTTTATCTCCTTTGTATAATTAGACAATTTCGTCAGCAATTCCCAAGTTAATTGCCTCCTCCGCTGAGATGTAGACATCTCTTTGCGTCTTTAACATCTTCTTGATCTTAGATTTTGTCATCTTGGTATTTGCAGCCAAGACTTCAATATACTTTTCTTGGATCCACTTGATCTCTTCTAAATCGTTTTCCATGTTGAAAATCGTGCCACCGGTACCGGCCATGACATTGTGAAGCATAATACGGCAATGGCGAGCGACTTTGCGCTTGCCGGGTGTGCCGGCGGCGAGAATGGGAACACCTGCTGACATCACTTTGCCAATACCATAAGTGGAAATATCACAACAGCTTTTCTTGATCATCTCCATAATATCTAGTATTGAGAACATGTCACTTGCAGAGCCGCCATGTGTCGAGACATATATATTGATTGGGCGCGACACAGTAATTATCTCAGAGTCTGGATCCGTTGGATCTTTTAGGGCCGGGGTTAATGCTGTGCTCTCAAGATATAAGAGTGCTGCGACGACCTCTGACCCTTTCTGTTCAGTTATATCACCATATAAACTTATTGTTCTGAGTTCTGGAGCTTGATCTTGCTGTGTCTGTATATTATTTATGACAACAATCTGCTTGTCGTCTTCTAGAAGATCCTTGTTCTTCTTTTTCTTCTGCTCTTTGTTTTTCTTTTTGGTCATTTCGCCTCTTGTAAATTTATGATAATTTTTTGATTATGGATTTTCTTTCTCTCTACGAGATATATCACATTTTCTAGCCTTTCTTCAAACAAAAGTATTGTTTCGTTTGCGTCTGGATGAAACCCTGTTCCGACCCTTTTCCAACCTTCGAGTAATGTGACAACCTCCTTTCTAAGGTCAGGCCTAAAAGATAGTTGAAGTCTAAGTTTCCCATTTGCTGCCCAGTATATTCCTGTAATTTGCTCTTGCATGACAAACACCCTCCGTGAGCGATAGTGTTTGTTATAACTATTATACCAAACAAGCTTTAGCTTGTCCATAAAAAAAACCCCAAAGATATTCTTTGGGGCTTTATGTATAAATGAGTTTTATTACAGGGGCTTAGCCTCTTGCTCTTTCCCTGACTATTCTTTTAGTCACTCTGCGGAGAATCTCTTGGACCAGTTCTTCGTCTTCCTCTTCTCCGGCAGGTTCAGCGTCCATCTCAACATCCATCTCATCGTCACCGCCCATGTCACCCATGTCACCCATGTCACCGCCCATGTCACCCATGTCGCCTTCGGCTTCCATAGCTTCCTTTAATCTCTCTCCGAGATCAATTAGAAGTTGTGCTTCTTCTTCTGTGAGGCTGATGTCTGCCTCACCCATCTCTTCAGGGCCTGCGTCTTCCATGTCCATCCCCATGTCCATGTCATCCTCGCCCTCGTCATCCATTCCAGGATCATCGCCGGCATCGTCCGGTGCGTCTAGTTCTTCTTCCCCTTGTTCGAAAAGCTCATCAACGTCTTCGTCAATCTCTTCTACCTCTTCTTTCGTTAGGTGGTCAATATTTCTAAGGGCGGTCTTGAGGCCTTTGGGGTCGTAGTTTTTGGAATTCTTCTTGGGCTTCTTCTTGGCCGTGGCTTCTTTGTCGTCTTTGGCTTTTCTTTCGGCTTCGGCTTTTTTTTCGGCTTCGGCTTTGGCATTGGACTCTCGGACGAAGTTATCGGTAAGCGAATCCATGTTCGCCAATTTCATAAAGCGTCGTACTGTGTTTTCGCTTAGCAATTTCTTGTCACTCATTTATAAAATCTCCTTTGCGTACAAAAATGGTGTAAAATACAATAATAAATAGTGTAAAATTTATATAAAATCATTTTTTTATTCTCTTGGAAAGTTTCTTTAGGGCCAACTTTTCAATCTGTGAAACTCTCACCAAAGATATACCCAATCTTTTGGAAACCTCATCTAAGGTCATAGCTCCGTGTTTTTCAATAGCAGTGTAGATACAATTGTTGTCCTCCGGGTAGTCTATCCAACACCTACTGTCCTCTTCTTCACAACATTTCTTTTTCATATTTTATTCAAAATCTCCTTCTAGTATATCATAAATGTTTTGTTTGTCTTCGTCACTTAGTGCAAAATCACTTGCAATCTCATGTCCTGCTAAGATTTCTTTTTGCGATCTTTCTATCTTTTGCTTACCCATGGTGCGAAGCTTGCTCTTAATTTTAGCTATCACTTTAGCGAAATCTTTATCATTATCAACATAAAGGCAAACCAGCTCCCTAAAAAAATTACCTTGCGTAATCTTATCGTACCTCAGTCTAGTAACAAGCCTGGCATATTGGTCTTCCTTGTCAACAAAGACAACTTTCTTTTGTTGCACTTTCACCTCTTCAAGATATGAGTACTGCTTTCAAGCTGACCTGCATGCGTCTGGTGTATAAAATTAGACTTTGCTTGTAGCTGAGATATGCTTCTAGCACCAGAATAAGAAAGTCCAGATTTTATATTCCTTTCAAGGTTTTCAATGATAGCACTCACGTTTCCTCTGTGAGGGATTGTTGTAGAGATACCCTCCAATGAGCGCGCTTTGCCTCTCCAGTCCATTTGTGCCTCTACGCTGGCCATGCCCCTATAGACCTTGTATTTCCTGTCGTCTGTGCCACTAAGGACCTCTCCTGGTGTCTCGTCTGTGCCTGCCAACATTGAGCCCAGCATAACAAAGTCAGCGCCGGCTGCCAGTGCTTTCACGATGTCGCCTGCGGTCCTAATCCCGCCGTCAGCGATAATAGTTGCTCCATCAATGGCTGCGCAATCCAAAACAGATTGAAATGTAGGCATGCCATGGCCGGTTTGGATTCTTGTAGAACAGATGGATCCTCCGCCGATTCCAATCCTAACTGCATCAGCACCCCAAGCTGATAGATCGTGGTATGCTTCAGGCGTGGCAATATTTCCTGCCATCACCAAAACATTGTCCGCAAAAGTATCTTTCAGCTTTTTGATTGCCGACTCTGCCATAGTGTGGTGACCATGAGCAACGTCCAAACAAAGAACCCTAACTCCATTTTCGACTAGCAATCTAGCTCTTTTTTCAAAGTCTTCCGAAGAGCCAATGGCGACGGCTAACTTTGAAGAATAACTATTGCCCTCCTCCTCTAAGCGCATTCGAGCATCGGCAAAAACGCTAGCCTGATGAACTACTGAGTTGTACCTGTGCAGCACTCCTAAGCCTCCTAGTTTAGCCATGGCGCACATCATCTCGCATTCTGTAACTGTGTCCATGGGACTAGAGATGATAGGTATCCTGAATTCTGTACTTCCAATTTTTGAGGTAATGTCAACCTCCTCTCTGCTTTTGATGTCACTCTTGGCCGGAACCAAGAGTACATCGTCAAAGCAATAAGTCTGCCTAAGTTTCATCTTCTAATGCCTCCTGACCTTCCTCGTAACACTCGGTACACAGAAGGTCTATGTTTTCACTTTCCTGGTTGATCTTCCAATTATCAATATTCTGGCCGGCCTCTGGGCGTTTGCCGCATGCAGAACAAGCAACCATCATCTTGAACTGTTTCATTTTAGACCTAAAGTCTTTCATGAATTGCTTTTTTGCGGCGTTCATTTGCTTTCTTTTTAGTTTCCTTGCAAATCCCATCACGTATCTCCGGTGGAACCAAGAGATCCGGAACCTCTGGATGTTTTGCCGCCATAGACACTATCTTCTTCAATAAGCTTGAGGTCTGGTTTTTCAATTCTGACAAAAACTCCTTGGGCGATTTTTTGGCCAGGTGAAATATACTGTGGCTCGTTTCCTATGTTCTGAAGGTTTACAAAAATCTCCCCATTGTAACCTTCGTCTACTACACATGCACCGGTGACGAGCTGCTTCTTACTCGCAACACCAGACTTGTTCATAATCTGTAACATGCAGCCGCGAGGGACCTCCATCTTGACACCGGTTTCTAACAGAGCGCTTGAGCCTGGCTCAACAGTCATAAGCTCTGGGGTCGATGGGCAGAAGAAAAAATCCATACCTGCATCCGTAGAGTGGGCCCTTACAGGCAGTTTTGCCATAGGTCTAGTCTTGTACACTCTTACTCTATCGTTTGTTTCATCAAAGATCATTAACATACTCCTTTTTCTAATAAATCGTTTTCTTCAATAAGTGTATAGGTAAAGCTGTTTCCCCATTTATCTGCGGATTCTTGACATGTATCCATAAACTCATAAAAATCTTTGCTACTTTGGAAAACTTGACAACCCGCGGAGACGCCTCCGGTATTCACTCTAGCATCCGACCCCCAATGGCGATGGATGTTGATCCCAAACCAGCCCTGCTCCTCTGGGTTGTGATAGTCAGGCTTAGAGTCTCTGTTGTTGTCTCTGACCACTCTGACTTGGGCGCCACGTTGAATCAGAGCTGTGTAGCTCCTTTTGCCACCGTGAGTACCTATTCTGTAGGTGGAACGGTACTGGTCCGGAACAAGGATAGCAGTGCCTTTGTGTTGCACTGATCTTAGAGGCCTTTTGAGAATACTTGGGCCCGGCTCGGTAGTGGCTGGATACACATCACACACCCACTCTCCGTCGGTTTTGTAAAGTATGTTCAGAAAGTCATCAAACTTCGAAGCATCTCCTGAATCGTTTCTTACACCCACAATATTCAAATTGTAGTCTCCCTTTTCGAAGAAGGTGTATTTCTTTTCTGTAAATACCTTCTTATATTGTTCTACCATAACTTTGGCAGAAAGTCCAGTTAATCTTGACATATTTATTCTCCTATGCTAAAAGCTTGAACATTTTTCTTACACTAAAAGTTGAAAATCCCCAATTGGGATCATACTTCAGTCTAGCCATATATGGCCTGTTGATGTGAACCACATCCTTGTCCGGGTCAACACCCCAACATCTAATGGTTGTTGTCTCGTTGTTATCATCAATCACCTTTACTACATAGAAGTTCTTTCCATTCTTTGACTTTTTTAGCTTGCACTCACGCGGAATAAACCAGGTGACTCCTAGGTCTGGGTCGAATTCTGAGATGGGTGGAACATAAAGCTCATCTAGCTTATTTCTCACTCTCGGTGTGACCACTGCATTGATCGGAAATACACCAGTCAAATTGACCAAATACTCAAGCTTTTCCTCTTCCGAAAAGTCACCTTCTGGTTCGTACTTGTCTATATTTTCTAGCAGATTCTTTTCTTTCCTTGGTCTATCCACGCAAACCGCGGACCAAAAGTGCTTGAGGCCGGTGAACCTTTCGTCGATCAACTCACTCAGTGCCTGGGCCCTGCATAGAGCATCCAAGGCTTTCTTGTTTAGTTTGGAATATCTAACTTCAGGATGAAATAAAAATTCTTCAACGTTGTTGAACGGGCGGTGCTCGATGATCTGCTGAATTGCAACCTCGCCTAGTCCCTTGATCGAAGTTAGTGGCTGAACTAGGGTCTTACCTGCATCGCTAACTTCCCAGACTGTGCCACTAGTGTTGACGTTAAGTGGCTCTACCTTATAGCCCATTGACTTTGCAGTGGAAATGGCTCTTTCTTTTCTCTTTTCTGGCTCTTTATCCAGAAATGCGGCCAGCCACTCAGCTGGATAGTAGTTGAGCAGCCAAGCACATTGAAAGGACAGAATGCAGTAAGATACCGCATGAGACTTGTTGAAGCCGTAACCTGAAAAGTATTCAAACTTGTTCCACAGCTCTCTTGCTTCGTGAGATGGTATACCCTTCTCTAGACAACCCTTATGAAACTTGTCAAAGATCTTATCCTTCTCCTCCACTGCAGCGCCTGTTCCCTTCTTGGTCAAAAGCTTGCGGAGCTTGTTGCCCTCGTCAAGAGTCAAGTCCTTACCCAGCTTGTGAGCGAGCATCGCGATTTGTTCTTGGAAGATTAGAAAGCCGTATGTCTCTTCCGTGACCTCTCTAACAATATCATTTAGATAGTCAACGTCGTCGGGGTTCTGCTTTGCCCCAATAAACATCTTATCCACACCAGCTGACAGTGGGCCCGGGCGATAGATACTTGTAATAGAAGCAAGGTCTGTAATGTTATCAGGTTGTGCATTCTTACAGAATGATTGGGCGCCGCCTTCTGTGAACTGAAAGATGCCGGCCCACTTGCCTTTGTGGAAGACATTCTCCCATACTTGCGTATCTTCTAGGTCAATCTTGTCTGGGTGAAGATGTTCGTTGTAAAATGCTCTAACGTCTTCGAAGCTTGGGTTCTCCACATTATGGTGCCTTTTCAGGATTCTTTCCACGGCGCCTTCCATCATGCGCAAGGAAGCTAGGCCGAGGATATCAAACTTGATAAAACCCATAGGTTCAAGATGGCGTACGTTTTGGCCTTCGCTCCAAGGTGTCTGCCTTACGCCGCCGCTATTAATTAGCGGCATCCACTTATCTAGTTGCTCACCAACAACCACACCTCCAGCATGTCGACTAGCTGACCTGGTTTGGCCATATAGAGTTTCTACGTGTGTTTTGATGTGTGGGTATTTTTGCAAAAACTTCTGCAGTGTTTCCGAATACTGCATCAGCTCTTCAAATGTTGGTGCATAAACCCCAGCAGTGATCCCGTGTGCTTTCTTGGCAAGAGGTGTCGCCTCGTGGACCATCTTACTGGTTACGTTGTTAACTTCGGTAAACTCGATACCATAAAACTTTGAGATATCTTTGATCAGAGATCTTAGCTGCAACGTGTTCCAATTGGTGATCGGCACCACAACATTATCCCCCCATTCATCAATGAGGTGTTCTTTCAGCAACATAGGGTCAGAAACATCATAATCGATATCTGGGTATCCAGATCCTCCTTTTGTCAAGAATCTCTCGAATTGCAAACCATACTTGATTGGATCAACTTGGGTAATGCCTAACACGTAGGACACTAGAGATCCGGCCGCTGAGCCGCGGCCAGGACCAACAAGTTGTCTGTTGACGGCCATATCCGCGATGGCCTTCATAGTCAAGAAGTATTTGGAGAAGCCTCGCTTCTCAATAACATCGACTTCGTACCTTAGTCGATTAACATAGTCCTGCCTTTCATGTAGATCTAGAGACCTAAGACCCTCGACAGACAATGCAGCCAAGGTTTGGCCGGCTGTACTTCCTTCAGGAACCACAAACTCTGGCAGGCGTACTGTGTTGTCAGGTATAAATTTGTCTATTCTTTTGTGTGCTATCTCATGAGTCCTTGTGATGGATTTCATGACGAGGTCATCGTCATATTCTACACCAGCTAATTTAGAATACTTCTTATACGACTCCCACATCTGAGATCCATTCTTTGGGTATAGCTCGTACCCTATTTCCTCTACCGAAGTTGGCAACTCTTCACTCAGATAATCTGGGCGGCCTTTGCCTAGCCATCCTAGTCTTTTGTATAGTTCTCTGTCCTTCCAGACATCCGCATTGTAATAGTGACTATCTGCTGTTGAAATCAACTCAATGCCAAATTCATGGTGCATCTGTATAATATACTGGTTTAGATCATGCTGCTCAGGCACATTGTTCCACTGTAATTCGCCATACCACCTATCTCCGAAAACGGATTGCATTTTTTGCGTTGTAGTGCGCATTGCATCAAGAATTGCATCGGGGCCATCGTCTCTGTTTTCCCAGTAGTTGCCTGCATAGACGCCGCCCAAACATGCTGAGGCTGCGATTACACCCTTGTTGTGCCTCTTTAGGAGAGCATAATCAACGCGTGGGTACCTATAGAAGTTATCACCAATGTAACTTGTAGATATCATCTTGAAGATATTTTGGAGACCTTCTTGGTTTTGCGCCAAAAGTATCAGATGTCTTCTGCGGTTCAGGGCAGATTTCATCTTCTTTTTCGACTCTTCATTCTCTACGGTGGTACCGGAGTTTACAGCTTCGTACTCGGACTTCTTCTTGGCGGCAGCACGGACACTTTCATACTCTTCTTTCCAGTTCGCAACAGAGGGGATAAAATAGGCCTCGATGCCAAAAATTGGTTTGAAATCTTTTCCTTGAGACTTCATTTTATTTGCATGAAGGACCTGCCACGCTAGACCATTCATGTTGCCATGATCTGTCAGTGCGAGTGCGTCCATACCATTGTTATAGGCGAAGTCCATGTGTTCAGGTGGGTACCCTAGTGCGTCGAAGGGCGACCCAGCAACAGAATGGGCGTGAAGGCCCACAAAGGGAATATCTGTTTTAATTTTTGACTCTTGCAATTACTGCCTCCAAATCATCTTTTATAATTTCCAAGTCCTCTAGCAGGGCTTGCTTCTGTTTAGTATTATGCACCACTTCCTCAAAAAAGTCACGAAAAAAACACTGCTGATCTGTAGAAAGATTATAAAAATTATATGGCATCTTTGCAGCCTCCTTTCTGTGATATGGTACATTATCGTATACGGTTTCTAGTTTCATTCAATTTGTTCCTTTCTTATGAAAAATGGCTTTGACATTCCACTGGGAATTTTTCTTATGTCTAAGTCAGATGTAAAATACTTCTGATACTCTTCCCAGGTAGCCGTAGTGTAGTATTTATCAAATTCTATCTTTTCACTTACTTCTATATTATCATGAAAAAATATTTTGTCAAGTGTAAAATTTCTTGCAGACCATCTTTCCGCCAAGGGCAATCTCTTGTCGCCTCCTGTATTCGATTCGTTTATCTGCCTTCTAAATAAGAGCCACTCATCTGGGGAAAAAGAAAAAGGCAGGTAGGCGCCGTCCCTCACAGTCTTTCCCTGAAAGCTTCCGTACACACTTTTTCCTGCTCTTATCTTGGCTCGAGCCTCTCTTATCTTTCTCGGGTCGACGATTCCGTATGGAAACGAAACAAAATAGTTTTTTGGTGTCGACCATTTGGATACCTTTCTAGATACTATAAAAGACGTCAGAGCCCCATGAAGAATCGACCAACCAAGCGAATCTCTTCTACTCCTGTCTTTTTGCAAAACCGGTGAGTAAAATATTGGTATATATTTTTTTGAAAGATCTGGTATTTTTTTATATTTCCAGCTCTCATAGATTACTGGATCTAAGACGTAGTCTCCTATTGTCTTTTTGATAATTGGTGCGGTGTCATCGTTACATATAATCCAGATAGATGAGCAGCCAACATAGGAGCATTCCAAAATAGACCTCTGTAGGCAGTTTACTCCCTCTCCAAGTGGGAGCAAGCAATCTGCCACGATCCCTCCGAGGTTATTCTCGTAACCATGAAGCGGTATGATGCCGACCGTATTTATGCCCTTTTTTGAATTTTCCATCTATTATCTTCTTTAGCGGTATTTTAGATATTATAACATTCTTATTGGAATGATACAAGTTGTTATCTTCTCTAAAGACAAATCTATTTATGTGTTTTATTTCCAGCTTTTTATAGATTCTCTGCCCGTTTTTGTACTTGCCTTTTTCATACCTGCCCTTGTATCCGTTATTAGCTAAGACGCTCGCAAGTTTGAATTTGGCCATTGTATCAGAAAAATCAAACTGATATATTTGTTCTTTAGTTAGTTTAGATATCGATACGATATCTGTAGGGTGTTTGCTGCCCTCTACTCTTCCCGAATTGTAGAAGTATGCCTTCCTGATGAAGTCGTCCTCTGTGCTAAAGATCGTGTCTTGGACATGGCGCGGGCTGATTCGAGACAAAGTAAAATCATCGAGCACCATATAGGTCTCTAGCTTTTGTTTTCTTATTTTGTTCTCGTGGGCTACTTTATGGGTGTCGAATACTACACACTGATCAAAAGTGTACTGATCTAGCAAACTTGAATCAAAAAATTTTATGCTGTTGTCCTTAATCCTTATTGATTCAAGATCCTTGTAATCTAGGTTCTTGGCCAAGAGGCCGTTATAGTATTTAAATCTAAGCCACAGCTCTTTTTTACTGCTTGTCCCAAACATTCGAAAATCCTCATATTCCTCAAAAAAAAACGGTCTGAGGTTGCAAGTCTGGGTGTGATAACAGTCGTTTGTGAATGCATAGAAGACCGATTCAAAACAGTTTCCGATAACTATCCTGTCTAGATGCATATGTCCAGGCTATAAGAATACTCGTAACTAACTTTGACAAAATCGCCTGGCAGGGACATGAATGCGCCGGCTTGCTGTTCGCGCGGCAGACAAATCTCATCAATAATAGACATGAGATTGTCATACATCTCATTTGCGCGCGGGGACAAATTGAAATTTTGGCCGCCGGAGGCGATAGCTAACTCATCCCAGCCATAGAAGGCTAATGCAAATGTGTACATCTTTGTGTTTGGGGCGGCCTGAAGGGCGGCGCCAAGATCATTTCTGTGGAACTCTGGATTCATGTATGATTGTTCATCTTCGTCTGTAAAAACGATAATAATCCTATCAGTATTTTGCCTCCAGTTTATAATAAAGGCGTCCTTCTCTGGTACTGAGGCTACGCCTCTCACCCAATCACGGTTGGCGAGGTCCACCTGAAGTGGGGCCAAGTTTCGCAAAGCAAGCATCACCGCGTCAATGTGCATCTCCAATCCACCGTCAAATGCGCCTGGGTCGAGAGCAACAAAGTCTGCGAAAAATTGCTGAAACGGTGAGATGTTTGACACCAAAGACAGCACTTCTAACTGGGAGGCTTCATTTTCAGGATTGGGTAGTCGAGTTGGCCCGATGATGACACCCCAATGGATTGCATCTTCAGCTGCAAAATGCTGGCCGAACCGGGACAGTGCTTGAGTAACTGCCCGGATTTCACCGGTCATCGACCCGCTTGTGTCCAGAACTAAAAGAATATCAGTGTCTCTGGCTTCCTCGCCATAATCAATCTCTCCGTCGCAATCATCGTCTGCTCCATTACAAACCTCGTCTGTTGGTACCACCTCGCCTTCGCACACATCTTGAGTCCACCGGTCAGCATTGTCGGCTCCGCCCCAGCGGCCTTCTCGGCAACTTTGCTCTCCTGGTGTGCAGATACCTATATTTAGGGTGTCTCTTGGTCCAGTGTAGCAGGCCCTGGTGAGATCTTCGTCGATAGCGTCATCGCAGTCTTCATCAAAATTATTGCAAACTTCCACATCCAGTGGTCGGCCTAGGCCTGGGTGGCACTCGTCTCCTTCATCCAGTGGTAAGAATGCACACAGGGCCATACAGGGGCTCATGAATATAACATTACAGTCAATATCCTGGCACATGCAGGATTTAAAACCCTGGCCGCACAGCAATGGCTCCTCAGTGCAAGGAAAGAGGGCTCCGACTTGGTCGAGGGTGCACACACAGTTTATTCCCTCATCTGGAATACCATCGCAGTCGTTGTCCAGGCCGTCGCACTCCTCATCAGATGGGGCGCGGGCTGTACAGGATGCCCATTGGCCACCCAAACAAGTCTCCAGGCCGCGTTCGCAGGGTGTCTCACACTCTCTAATCAAACCTTCGTCAACTAATTCATCGCAATCGTTGTCAATGCCATCGCAATCTTCCGAAGGGACTTCTCCGCACTCATCACACGCATTTCTTTGTCCTTCATCAACCTCACCGTCGCAGTCATCATCAACAAAATTGCAAACGTCTTCGGATGGTTCGCGGTTGACGCAGTCCACCAATTCTCCGTCGCGACAGATTCCAACTCCTGGTCCACATTCATCAACACAAGCTATGGGATCCTCATCAATCCTGTTATCACAATCGTCGTCTATGCCGTTGCATGTTTCAGGTTCGCAAAGCGCGCAGGGCCCATGAATAATTTGCCCTTTGTCGCAAAGCACTCTCTGGCGGCCTGTTCGGCCATCGTCCAACTGGCACTCGAACCAGCGCAAAAAATCCCGCGAGGATCCGGGTGGGCATTCATGCGCAACCTCACAAGGACTCTGGTGTATAATTTGAGGAGGAGGGCACTCTGGGTCTTCACCAAACTCACAATCATCGCCATTCTCATTGCAGGTCTCTATTGTAACTCTCATTGACTGAATAGTATTGTCTGGTCGTGGCGGACAGAACCATTCCTGCACCTGACAGCATTGTGGATAGCACATGCAAAACTCTTCATGATCCTCAACTGTTACTTGGTTACAGCGATTTATAGCTGGTTCGGCGTCTCGGATGTCCGGCTGGGCATCAATGATCTTATAGTCAGGGGGAGCCTGGTCTTGTTCTATTTGTATGCCCAAAGCATCCAGTGCAGGCTGAGTGGGTACTTCATCTGAACAAGAAAAAATCATGACTGTGCATAGCGCTAGTAGCTTTTTCAACTTATTTCTCCAATTTCGATGTTGTGTTTTTGAATATATGATCTCGTCGCTTCCGGAAAATACTGAAAGGCAACAGACAAACAGGCCTTTGCGACTTCCTGTATCTCCCATTGGGCTCCTTCGTGGAGACGTAAGTTGACGAACTTTAGGAGATTGTGCAGATTTGTTGTCCCATAATACTCCGTATACAGATTCTGAGGGAGCACCCCTCTTGCCTGTTCCCTGCACACGCCTGAGTCTACCAAAGTATTATAAAGAGCCAGACTCTTCTGATTGTGCGCTTTTACTGCATCTGAGGCATAATATGGAGTGATCGGGACAAGCGAGTGATATTCACCATTTAGATCGGGATTAACCATCTCGGAGGTGCTAGCCTGTCTGTTTGATCTATGCTGAGATCTAAACCCAGAGGGTTCATAGAATTTCATATCGACAGAAGTATATCTGCGACTAATTTCGTTATACGACCAAGTACGATGACGATGATGCTGACTCCTAATAAACAGAGGAACAGTAAAGCGCAATGTGATGGCACAATGCTCAAATGGGCTAGTGTGGTTGTGCTGCATGAGGTAGTTAATAAGTTTCTTATCTTTTTCATCTACTTCCTTTTTCTCGACCCCAAAGCTTACACGGGCGGCGTTGACGATACTTAAATCGTTTCCCATGTGCGAGATGTATTCTACCGAACCTACACCGTCGTCGAAGAGGTCATACTTCATTTATCCCTCGCAAAATACCTACAACATAATTCTCAAGCACAGTATAGTATGACTTGTTCTTTACGGTGATCTCCTCTACCATGGAGCGCTCAATGACGATTGTCCTACTCTTGGCTCCGGAGCCTCTAAGTTCTCTCAAGGTAGGGGAACAGTCTGATGCAATGTCCAAAACAGTTGCGGTAATATACCGGTCCTCATCTGGCTTGTAGTCATCTGGCAGGAGAACTCCGGTTGTAGATTCAGACGATGAGGGGTGAGGAACAATTGTTATGTGACGATTTACTGGTTTCAATACTGGGGCCATATGCTTAGACATAACTAATAGACCTCACTGTTCTTTTCAGTTTATTGAAATATTCGGTAAGTTGTTCCATGTCTGTGTCAGACTTCACCAGCCTATATGCTTTTACGGCTAGACGCATCTCTTCTTTTGAGAGGCGCCCGCTTTCATTATAAGACTCTCGGAGATCTCTACGTTGCTCCTTGAAGGGTTCCATGGCGTCCTCAATTGCTGCGAATTCTTTTACAAAATTCGAAAGGTGCTCTTCTGTCGTTAGTAGTTTGTCATCATTAGAACTCATATTTTCTCCTTCTTATGTCAAGTTCGTGCTATAACAATAGCTTATTTTATCACATTTGTCAATCATTTTTAGACAAATTTTATTTCGCAGGCGCCTCCGGCACAGGCGGCTTCGCTTTTGAGGTCTGTGTTATCCTCTTCTTCGTTGATTTGTGTGAGGTCAATACTTGTTAGGGACCCCATCAAGACCTCATATGTCTCCTTTGAACAATCTTCAAAGGGGGCCTGTTTGTAGGTATGGTCAGAAAACGGTAAAACCGACAAGCCGTTATAGCTACTGCGGTTTTCCCACATCCACTCACCAACATCCACCCACTCAGCATCTTTGATTGAAATAGTGGCAGAGATGTTGTGGGTGTTCTGGCCTTTTCGGAAGCCTGGACGTACCCACTCATCGGTCACATTCTTTACTCTTTTCAAAAGTTGCAGGGCGGATTCTACTCTTAGGATAGACCCTTCTGGTGCCTTCTGTGGAATGGAAATGACAGCGGTGGTGTGAGGGCTAAAGTACTCATCTTCAACTAGTTCTGGGTGATTTTGTGCTAGATAGGAATAGATCGGCTCGTTCTTGCCCACGCGTAGGCGGCGGATATAGAAATCATTATGCCAGGCGTGTATACCTGAACTAGTGCCAAGAGTCAGTGATGTAGTGCCTGCAGGCTTTACACATGTTGTCCTGGCTGCAGGCTTAACATCAATCATTTCTGCTACTCTGGCGTTCTCTTCTTTTACGCAATTCGCAGCCTCTTTCATATCCAGCTTCAATACAGCACCGGAAGCGATACCAGTCATAGACACGCCGATGAGAGCATCTCTTTCGGTAGTCCTACGCCAGACATCACGTAGGTAGTGAAAGTCCGTGTAACTGGCCTGTAACGTGCCAATGAAGGATGCTGCTCGCACCCTATCGTTTAGGTCCTCTTGTGTTTCTACATTTGATACATTTACTTCTGTCAGATTGCAAAACTGATATGGTCTGAGTCCTATTTCGCAACATGGATTGGTTCCCCAATCCTTATCGTTAGAGAAATAAAAGCCAGGCTCTCCTGCGCCTGAAGCCTTTACTCTATCCCAAAGATTCATGAAATATTCTTTGTCAATCTTATGTCGCAATAAGACCACAGAGTTGTTTGCGCGGCCGCGCTGAGGATTAGTTTCCCACCAGTTGCCGGTCTTGGCAGCAATCATATCCTCATCATCTGCTGAGAATAGAGAGATGAGAGCAGCCCTACGGATACCGCCTGCCAGCACAGCGTCAGCTATATGACAGATCATATCGTGTACTTCGATTGGCGTTAGTTTATCTCCATTTTCCTTCTGCGAGAGCATTCCCTCTAGTTTGACCAGGCACTCGCGAAGCGGTTGTGGTCCTGGGGCTTTACCTCCGGAAGTAATGAGAGCGGCGCCTTTCGGGCGTATATCTGAGTAATCAAAGCGCAGGCGTGAGCCTCCACTGAAGTATGAGCGGGCCAGTGCCTTGACCGCATCGGCCCACCCTTCTATGGAATCGTTGACTAGGAATCTACGTGTCCTCTTAGGGTTTGGCTTAGTGATCTCGGGCAACTTTTCTACGTGGTGTTTCTGTACTGAATAACCGACTCCGGTTCCGCCAAGAAGTAAAAACATAGATTCACCGAAGCACCTCCAATCATCTGCCGGCATAAACGCACAATTGAAAATGCGATTCGGCGCGACCTCAATTGGCTTGCCACCAAACTGCATAGATCTCATAGATGGAAGAACCTTCTTATCATATACCAGCTTGTATGCTTTTCTTATCTGCAGCTCAAGTTCAGGAAATTTTTTAAGGTGCATGGCCATGTTTCGTGTGACTAGTTCGTCCCATGTCTCTCTACGTTGCTTATCTTCTAAGTAACGTGCATACTTCATGTGTACTGTTATTTCTGATAAGATTTGATTTGATAATTCCATTCTAGTTTTCTCCTTTTTGCTCCTTCTTGAAGCTGGCATACTTCTGTTTCAAATTCTCTAGTCTTGCTGCGGAGGACTTCTCAATAATCTCACCGACTGATTCGTTCGACTTTGGCAGTACTTTTATCTTTACGTTACTAGTATCCATGAAAATTGGATACACTAATCCATCGGGCCCGTTTCTGTTTTTCGCAACAAAAATACGACCTTGGTTGTTGTTTTTGTCCTCGATGGTCCGAGAAACAGTAAAAATAAAATCTGCGACAAAGCACTTATTGAATGCTTCGGATATAGACTCCATAGTAATCACCTCAGCATTCAGGCCTGACCTGTTTGTCTGAGATGCTGTCCATACCGGGCACTCGGCTTGCTGGGCCAATCCTCGCAGCTCTTCGTAAATAGTCTCTAGCTGGTGTCTTTTCTCATCTCTCTTCGAAGATTCCGGTTTTATCAAGTCTCCATAATCAACAATGATCACATCTGGAACAAAATCGCGACGGCGCAATTTGTCAATATGGTTCTTGATTGTTTGGATGCTTGCTGAGCGCGTTGGATACTCCTTGACAATGAGCCTACCTGTCATATCCTTTATTTCATCATAAATCTTCTCTTTGAAGACTGCAAGGTTCTTTAGTTCAACACCTGTTATTGCGGAATCATATCGGCCGGCCACAATCGTATCTGCTAATTCCAAAGTGTAGTGGAGGACGTTTAGACCCTCTTTTAGAGCTTGGGCGCCAAGGTGGACAAGTACCATAGATTTACCTGCACCAGTTGGGGCTACGACGACGCCCAGTTCCCCCTTACCTAGACCCCCTTTGGCAATTTCATCTATTTGTTGCCAGCCAGTAGTAACCGGGTTTCTTGACTTCTTTAGGAATCTTTTCTCAAAATCTGCGAGGTACTCATATCCAAATGAGTTGTCCGAACCCAATTTGAGTGCTCCATCGATAACTTTTGATACTTCATCAAAAGAAGAAGACTTGATAAGATCAACAGACTTAATAAGCGCTTCCTTAAGCTTCTGCTTTTTGCAGAAGTCAAGTGCCGTGTCTTTGATATATTCTGCAGACTGAGGAATCTCCCCCTTAGCCAAGACACGGGCGTAATATTCTCGTATTCTGACTTTGACTGATTCTGGCTCGCCATCCAAACCTGTTCGTATGATGGAATGCATAATATTAGATGTGGGGTGGACTCCATATTTTTTTCTGTATTCCTTTATTTTACTGATAAATACCCTAAGATGCTTAAGTTCTAGGAAGCTCAAGTCTAGTACCTCAAACATCTGGTCGGCAAATGGCCTATCGTTCAAGACCAAGTGGCACATGTCTTCTTGAAAAGACTTTCCAAATTTTGAAAAACTTACTTGCTGATCCATGTTATCTCTTTATTGTGTTATTTATGTAGTACAGTATATCAGGTTTTATTCTGAAAAGGAAGTTATAATGTCATTAAACTTCTGTTCTAAATCCTGCATATTGACAGTGAGGACCCCATCCTTGATCATCAGTTTTCTCATCTCTGTCTGGTTGTAGTGGGGCGAGAAGCCCTCAAACGTTTCATCAATCCTGGTCTTGCATTGTGGGGACATCTGAGGCGAAGAAAGTTGCATAATATTGTAATTCTCTTCTATCAAGCATTCTCCGTCTGAGACAGATCTGTAGACTTTCTGCCTGTTCTCCTCTTTCGAACATTCGTGTAAAATGTCACTGATGAAATAGTCCCTATCTTCTGAAAGGAATGAAAACCTTTTTGCAATCGTACCTAAGCCAACGCGGGGTATGCCCGGTAGATTATCACTAGGGTCGCCGGCCATGGCCCTCGCAAGTGCAAAGTTTCTAGGGTGAATCCCGAACTTATCGATGACAGAATTCGTGTTCAGAATCTCCTTCTGAATCGGGCGGAAGAGTAAGGTCTTCTCGTCCAAGAGTTGAATAAAATCCTTGTCCGCGGAGACTATCACCTTCTGCCACTCCATGAAGGTGGATGTGGACTTGATATAGGAAATGACATCGTCGGCCTCCACTTCTGGTTCCATGAATTGGACAATTGGTGTTTGATTCAAATACTCAATAACTCTTAGCTGTTGCCACAGTCTGTTATTGTCTGTGTCCTGCGGTGTAAGTTCATCCGTCGACCAATTGACTCTCAGTGGCTTGCGGCCGGCTTTATAATTCTTGTTCATTGATCTTCGTTTGCGGGAACCACCTTTACCATCCCAAACAACTGCAATCATATCAGGTTTGATCTCTCTCGTAATCTTGTTTAGAATGTTAATAAACGTGCGCATACCACCAATAGGGTGTCCATTGGGGTTCTTGCTAGGGTCTACGATATATCCTCTAATAAATTGATTGGATGCATCTACGATCATCAGTCTCTTCATCTTACTCTCCAAATAAAAAGCCCGGCTTAGAGCCGGGCTTTGGTAGTTTAGGATTCCTCCGGAGTCTCCTCCGTATCATAGAAATCCTGTGCATTGCCTTCTCTATTCTTGAACTTCATAATAACATCATCGTCCATGATTGTCAAGACACTTTCTCTGAAATCGTCCTTAGCTAACTTAGATGTCCAGGTCTTTCTCTGGAACTTTTCTTCCGAGCCATCGTTCTTGACAAGAGTGAACCATGCTCCAGATTGTTTAAGTCGGTGCGATACTTGGATAGCATCAAACCAACTCTCCTCGTCCTGCACGCCAATAGACTCATCGCCCCAAAGAATTTTGAAGTTGCAGTGGCGGCCAGCAGTACCAAAACGAGATTTTTCAAGTTTCGCCTTGACTTCTGAGCCTATTCTGAACCCGTTATCGTCTTGTACGAAAGAGGCCTTCGCTTTTCGTCCAGTGAGCCAAATACGCAGAGAATAAGCATAGTGCATTGCTTTTCCACCTGGAGTCACATAAGGAGTGGTCATTGCCTCAGATGGAGAGCGCGTAATATTCGTCTTTAGTTGATTGAGTACTAAGAATGTTGCCTTGTTATTGGCAATTGGTACTGTTAGCTTCGACATACCCTTGGACAAGATCCTTGGCTTTACCGCCATCGATGATTGAGGGTTGAAATCTCCCTCAACATCTGAGATAGACGGGGTTAAAGCCAAAGAATCCCATATGAACAGCCACCTGTTCCCTGTTCCTAGCAACTCTTCAATAGTTTCCAAAACAAACTCTACTGATTCCGCTTGAACGTACATTAAGCGTTCTAGGTCGCAGCCGGCTCTCTCAAGGAAGCTTGGGTCAAGGGCCGACTCAGAATCGAAATAAACTACGTCAATACCCATTTTTTGAGCATTGCCGGCCACCTGCGCGGCCATGAAAGATTTGCCTGTTGCTTCCAGGCCGGCGATCTCTGAGATTTTGCCGACTGGAATACCTGCAAGCTTTCCCTTGCAGATAATTGAGTCCAGCCACCTGGAACCTGTTGGGATCCATTCGTTAACCTCCGTTGGGTTACTGTCTTGCAGGGAATGGGCTACCTCCCTGCCGGCCTTCTTGTTTATAATCCCTCTGATCGCGGATATATCCAAGGCTCCCTTTTTTAATTTTGTTACTTTGGGCATGTTTATCCTATGAATTTAGAAGATCGTTAAAAGCTGCCTCGACAGCGTTAGATTCTCCACTGGTGTTTGTGTTATTGTTTCCATACCTTTCAACTTCTGGCTTACCGGTGTCTGCGCTAAGAAACTGGTCAAGTACGCTTTGGACCTCCTCTGTTGTCTTTCTATCAAAGAGGTCCTCAAAATTTGGAATTGTTTCGAGCAACTCCGCACAGCGGTCGTCGCCGCCTACAGCGTCATCACAGAGTACCGTTTTACGAGGTCGAGGTCGAATGTCAGTCCGTGGGAAACTAGCTCCGGGTAACTTACCATACATCAGCTTTAGATCGTTGCCGCTTTCGGGATCCGTAATATCTCCATAATCTGGGTCTAGAACGATCGTTAGTAGTTTCTCGTAAGCCATCTTGCCGTACCCCCACACTCGAATCCCTTCTTGCTCTTCGCCGCGTACTAAGACAGGGGAAAAGAATCGCTGTTTTGCAAATAGATCCTTTGCCTGTTTCTTACTTTCTTCTGTTCCTTCGTTCCAAAGCTTATTTGCGAAGTTGCAAACTGGACAATCGTCCCCGAAGTTCCTCTTTGGACAAAGAAACCCTGATGTCCCTACATTGTAGTGGAAGTGTCTCTCTTTAAAGGGATCACCGTCTGATGTTGATACGATTCGAATGTTGCTCTCTCCGTCATCAGGGCGCCAGAATAAATTCTTCTTTCCGTCTCCCTTGCCGTTTAGTTTATCGAGTTTAGCTTTCATTGCGTCTAAATTGAGTGCCATGTTTAATTACCTCCTATGGTATATTGCTTTTTTGCACGTTTGGCTATAGCAGGTCGGCGAATATCCCGACCAACTGTTTATATATTATCAGGTTGTTTCTTCTGTGTCAACAGTTATTTGTTGAATTTTTGGCGAATAATATTCTACATAAATGTAGTCATGTTCGTATTGAGTTGGATAGATTCCAAAATACGCTTTCTTTTCTTCGGTTATTTTAGATTTAATATTGGTGGTCAAATCTCTAAACAAGCTTCCCTGCTCTTTTAGCTTTTCTTCGTTGATACCATAATAGTATACCATTTCCACTTCCTGATTGAAAGGAAAAAATAGTGTATCTTCACAAGAAAACGTGCTACCTCCAATAGTTTTGATTCTGCAGGATTCCCTAAGTCTTGAAAATGTAGACATAATCGGTTTTGTCTTTTTGAAGGTTTCTATCATGTGAAAAGTATCACAAAATGCTTTATTTATCTGATTGTAATAGTCGAAAACGTTGGTCTCCCCTAACAAATCTTCTATAACCTTATTTGAGACAAGCGTGATGTCCTCAAACAAGCCTGACCTGGCGTATTCTTGCAATATGTTTCTGGTGGCTTTTTCCTGTAAGGTTTGCTCTGTTGATAGGAACTCAACTTCAGGATAGAAATATATTATCTTTATTTTTACCTGTTTTTTGTGCAGAGATTCTAGTATTTTTAGAGAGAGTGCAGAAGTCTTAGATGCTCCGCAGACAAAAAATATCACCTCGTCTTTAATTTTCTTCAAGAAGGGAATTTTGCTAACTACTCTCAAGTCTTCATATTCTTCTGCTGTTTCAAACTCCGGTACGGTGTATGTGCTCTTAGATTTGACCGGGTTATTATTGATCTTATATATATTGTATATTTTGTGTGCGGCCAAGGGATCCACAATAGATGAGGCCGCATTTCCAATTGCTAAAATGTTTCTCAAGTTTCGATTTTCCTCAGATTTCCAAAGTCTTTCCCAATGCTTACAGTAGACAGAAACTTGCCAAACATGTTTGTTTCAAACGTGTCTTTGATCGATCTGACTAGGCCGCTGTCTTCTTTGGCAAAATCAAGTACTACAGAATCATGCATAGTGAAAGCCACATAGCTTCTCTTGTTCTTCAAAAGCTTCATAATTTCATATGACCTATCAAGTACTATATCACTAGTAGTTGACTGAAGCAAGTAATTTAAAGCCCTTCTCTCATCTACCGGTAATCTCCTACCAAAGGGAGTAGCAATGCAGCCAGCATTGTAGTGCTCTAAGTAGGCTTTTTTATTATAGAATTTTTCATATTCTTTATTTTCTGACTTTGGGTTATAAAGCCAGGCGAAGAATTTCTCTTTTGCTTCTGCCCTGGTTACCCATGGGGCCATACTTTTCATATTCCACTCATGGATATCCACTTCGGGCTGAGGTGCACCAGAGAAAGCCAGCAAAGTTCTTATCTCTGCTCCATTGACGTCAAGCTCAAGGAAAAGGTCATTTTTTGGCTGTATTTTGTTTCTTTCTTCTTTACTTATACTCAATATGGGAAAGGAGTGTTTAGCTGTAGCCAAACGGCCAGTTGCGCTAGAGAATATATCATATGCCACCCTCTCCTCCGTACCGGCAGAAGTTATAGTCTTTTTTGAGATCTCCGTTGTAACAACATGTATTTTATGTAAAATATCATAATCCTCTGGCTTTTGTACCATCAGCTGAACCCTAGACATCGCTTCGTCCCTGGCTGAAAACCACTTATATAATAGATGGTCGGGAAGTATATCAAAGAAACAGAGTTCTGAAAAGTCTATCTTAGCCGTTGTTGATGCGTCTTTCTGTGCTTTTATCAATTGCTCAAGTGACCTGTATGATCCGGGATCCGAAGAGTATTCGGACAAACATACACCTTTCGCAAAGATTTTTAAAAATCTATAGGCCTCATCTTCTCCAAGGATGTGTGAATAATTCCAAGAAGTATTTGATTTTAGTAGTATTTCCGGGTGGCGTTCGAAATAAAATGTGTCTTTGTAAAAGACACCTAGGCAGTTATCTTCGATTTCTAAAGGTTGTATTATTGCTTCTTTCTCTCTCATATTTTACTCTTATGTAATTGGCACATATGGCGCCGATGCGCTCAATAGCAGATTGTAATCCGTAAAGTTTATTTGTCATCATAACAGACTCTCTATGAAAAGTCAAGTCGTTTTCATTATAAACTCCAATTTCATACATCCTAACCTCTAAAAGTAATTCGAGCCACTCTTCAGATGATAGGAAATCAACATCGGGGCGAATCACAACATTTCTCTCTGTTTTGTTTGTCAGCGGATTATATTTGGTTTCCACGTAAAAAGGGACATTGCTTTTTATCTCATTGTAGACCTTTATCATAAAATCTTGCAGGTCATAAAGGTCGTCTCTATGTGATTTTAGGCGATAAATCGAATCCATTATTTCGCTCGCTGAGTCTAGCTTTGTACTCCCTCTCTTGATTCTCTCCTTCATTGTTGCATGTTGCAAATTGGCATAAAGTCTCCAGGGACTGTACTTATCTACATAGAATCCAAAATTCTTTGCAAATTGCGAATAACACTCAAAATCTTCACTTTGTATAATCTGCCCTTTCGAAAGATCTTGGTTATAATCTAATTCAGCCAATTCAACGGCAAGGCCGGAAGTTTTTGGTGTATTCTTGTTTGACAGTATGAATCCGCTCCTAGTGATAGGAAACTTATGTAAATTTTTTCGAAGGAGTGACTTTATAGCTGTCAAGAAACAGTTGTAATCATTTATGGTTTTATCATCTTGTAATATCGTAGAGTATTTTACGCCGGTGAAAACCATATATCTCGAATAAACATCCTCCAATGAGATATATCCTGAAACTGGTATTATCTCTCCCAGAAATTTTGGCGTGCGCCTGTTAGTGCTTGAGACTTGATTTAAATAAGCCTCTCGAAAGTCCTTGAACGCCTCTGTTACAAATTTTATATTTTCGACGCTTGAAGCCATTGGTGAATAATTTTGCAAGATAAGAGAGTTAGGAACTAAATAAACCGGTTCATAGTTATCGTTTATTAAACCATAGGATATCTTATCATATATAACATCTATCATTCCAGGAAAATCTACATAATTTCTATATTTCTCTCTTTCGGCAAACTCCAAATGGAGATCTCCGGTAGATCCGCCAAAAAAGCTAATCCTTCTTGTCATGTTCCGCCGCTCCTGTATTTGCTGTGGCCTTCCGAAACTACTAGTTTTACAGACTCCTCTACACCCCTTGCAGCATCAATTTCGATCACATACCCAGTTACAAGGCTGTATCTTACGGCACCAGTAGTCGTGTTCACCTTCTTGTCTAGAACTCCTGGAATTTTATTAGTAATTTTGTTTCTATGTAGTATGTAATCGTTTGATATTGCGCGTGCGAGTGGTGCATCGGTGACTCTCTTGCCTTGGCCTGGTGTCCTAAGAGCCTGTATTTTTGTCTCTACTGCGATCTCTGATCCCTGTGGTGATACGACATCTTTCGGTGTGGGAAACGACTTCGAATCGTTACTGGCTTGAGTTTGCCCTATGTTGTCAAGCTTTCTTGTTACCTTCTGCTCCTGCGTTGTTTCTTTTTCTATTTCCGCATGAGAACCAAAAGAGCAGCCAAGGGTTGTAGACATAGCTCCGTTGGAGTAAGCAGTCGAAACACTGATAACAGTATAGTAACCTCCTAAGCCAAGTTTGTAGGCTGGAGAGATTGGGTCTCTTGGATTTCCAAAGCCTATATTACTGGGGTCTATAAAAATCTGGCTGCCTGGCATGAACAGGTTGTTTCCAAACATTTCGATGTCAGCTTTGTAGGGCATTTTTAATTCGTCGTACTGGCCAACCTGATTAGTCATGAGCTGCTCTTGTGCGTACGGTACATCAAATCGGCTAAATGATATATTCTTTATCAGACCTCTGTTCTTGCCTACCTGAAAATGATATATCCCATTTTTAGAGTCTTCGTCTAGATCTCCCTTTTTATCTGATGTTAGATTCTTCTCCACGGCTTGGTAGATGACAAAGTAATCAGATGCATCATCAATCTTGATTGGTCGCGAGCTGGTGTTGATTCCTGCTACATCTTTTGAAGGCTCTAGATCTGAATTTTTTCTTATGTCTGACCTTATTTTAGGGCCGGAAAAAGTGACAGAAGTAAGAGATGGTATCTCATCTATTATTGCTGGTGCGATGCCGGTCTGTGACCAAGTTGTGCCGAACGCCATTGGCAACAGAGAGTGGACACAATCGTTCAAAAAAGAAGGTATCGTATATGTATTTCTATAGGAGTTTGCTATTTTCAAATACATAAAAGTTTGATACGCCTCCAAAGAAATTGGTATGTCTGCTAAGTTGACTTCTTTCACTTCGACTGGGTCGTTTTCTCTTTCTGAGCCATTTTTAACATATTTATACCTAATTTTTGGCAGCAAAACCTTAAAATTGGACAGTTTCTGCTTGGCGCCCTCAAGGACTCTTACAATCTTTGCTTTCTCTTTTGCTTTCTTAGAGCCAATCTTCAAAATATATTGTTTGTCTAGGCGGGTTATCTTTCCTTGGCGAATCATCTCGTCTAACATTGCAGACGTACTGTTATTTACAAGATTTATGGTTAAATCTAGATTTCTCTTGGTCTTTTCAAAAAAAGCCTGTATCAAGTCACCGAAAAGAATATAGTGTACGGTCCGAGTTGAGACGTCTAGCCTATTTATCCTTTCAAACAATTGCTCACCAGGGGTACTAGATTCTATCTTTTCTTGAGGTGGCTTCTTTGCAGGTGGCGTACCGGAAAGAATTTTGTCAGTCGCTGCAATGGCGCGGGCGCCGGCCTCTTTGATTGCAGAATTTCTCTGCTTCTCACTCAGGCCAAGCGCATTGTACTCTGATATGGTTGCTGGATCTGTGACCTTTTCAAAAATCCTATTTTTTTCTTCTAGGATTTCCATTATTTCTCTTATTTGGGATAGTTTCTGCGTCTGATCCTCATACCCGGTGCCGGGTTTCTGTTTTTTGCCGTTTATCTTACTTAGATCTTCACCACCCTCCTCAAGTAACTGTCTCATGTCTGCCCTCTTGAGAATGTTGACTGGTGAATCTGTCGCGCTGAAGACCTTATCACTCAAAGCATTATCTATTCTTGCAGTATATTTTATAGAAATTGTCGCGGTCCCGTCCTGTTCCACGTTTATTTGATGGTGGACAACATTCATCCTGAGTGTGATATTTGCTTCTTTTATTTCTTCTATTTCCTCTTCTAAGAGAAAATTCGTGTTCATGCCAGTATACCCTAGGGTAGCGACGACCTCAATAGGTCTGGAGAGATCACCAGGAGTGATAGTGCCCGAACCTTTAGATGAGCTGTTTGAACCCTTTGCTATCGATATAGTGAACATATCTGCCAGAGGAGCAAAGCCTACCCTAGTGTCAAATATGTTTGCCAAATTGTCGACAAAAATTGTCAAGTCGGCCGTCAGGTACCTAGGTGCGGTAAATGGATCAGTTCCTTGATAGTTTACAGTGAAATTCCTAACACCTGATGCTTTTAAGCGGCTATGGCCTGTGGGTGTTGCTGCCTCATCTGCTAAGGCACTAACAGGAAAAAAGAACGGTGTCAAAAGGTCTTCTGTTGTCTTCGCCCCTGTTCTGCTGTCAATTTTGTAGAATCTTAATTCAGGCACCAAGGAGCTGATCTTGTGTGTCTCAAGGTTAAAGAAGTGAGCCTTTATTAGCTTCTTACCTGTGGAATCTCTGGCGCTGTACAGCTTGGACATAACATCTTGTGGCTTATAGGCGCCACTAAGACGGTGCACCGAGGCATTATCAGGCTGGCCTGGCTGTAGTTTACTTTTGGACTCCGCTTTGCTATCTTGAAGTTTATCAAAACTAAGTAAATACATCAAATAGGCTTGCGGGTGAAACGAATTTAGCTTTGCCTCATTCTCTACTGACATTTCTTCTATCTCTCTTCCTTGTTTGCAAGCCTTATAGCCAAATCTAAATCTTTCGGTATGTAAATAGAATCACCTATCTTGAAATGCGCGTCAGTTGGCTTATTGTTATACCAGGCAATAACCCACCAATAGCTGGTGCTGCCATAGTGCTTAAAGGCGAATTTGTACATCTTGTCGCCCATTTTAAATATCTCTTTGTAGTGATCAAGCGTAACCAGTTCGTCTTCACTTGGTATGCCCGGTGGCATCCTAGATAGTACCTCTACTGTTTCAACATATTTTCTGTCGTGTATGTTTTCTCTTAGTGCCTTAGTCACATCGAAAGCTGTTCTATAAAGGTTTCTATTTGGCATCTTGACCTCCTAACCTAAAGTCCTATCGTTGTTTGCAGACTCAAGCGAGCTATTGCCTTCGGAAGATTCTGCAGATACAGTACCGCCTATAGGCTTCTTGCTGTTATACGGAAAAGTATCAGTTATGAAACTATTTGTCGCTCCAATCTCCCACCCTAAAGGTGATTCGTGCTGAGGGTTAAATCTAAAGTCTATGGCGAACTCTTTTGGAAATATCTCTCCTGATTGGGCAACAAAAAAGCCGGGTTCAAAATCAGGGGCGAAATTGACGCCCTCGATGCAACCAAGAAGCTGGCCCATACCGTCTGCACTTTGGATAAAGTTTACAAAACTTAGCCTTAAAAGCGGTGGCGCCTTTATAGTACGGCCGACACTACCGCCTGAACCATCTAACGGTGCGCTATAGGCTGGGTATACCATTTTTGTCAATAGTGAAAACTTTTCCATATTTTGTTGTGCAGAATTCATGTCGGGCGATAGAACAGTAAAAGCTATATTTATTGTTCTGGAGGTGCCTTGGTATGGTTTCACCGGGTCGTTTCTTCCAAAGATGTTCTCACTACCCCAGGAAACACTGTAGTTATCCTCAAACCTTGTTACGAATCCAGGAAATTCCACCTTGTTGCCCGTTGCGACATGGTGTATCTTGACCATCTGATTTTTGGATTTTGCAATGTCGTTAAAATTAGTAAAACTCATGAATTCGTTCTCCTACTATTTGCCGCCGGCTTGAGCGTTTGGTACTATAGCTGATGAAGGGTTTGTTTTGGAGACGGGCGTGAGGCCCAATAGTCTACCCAGTACCTCTGCTGCTTCCTTGCCAAAGAACATGGCCATCTTCCCGGCAAGGTCCTTGTCCATACCTGGTATCTTTCCTGCAAAGAACTTCATCATTTCAATATTCGCTAGCTGTATCGTAACTAGGTCCCCAATGCCCTTTGCTTTCTCAGCTGCAGATATAGTCTTTGCAAGGAATCTGCTTGTCTTCTGAAGATTAGTGATATCTACGCCAGCAACTAGTGATTTGTCAAAATCACCTTTGGCTCCGAGGGCTCGCGCGAGCATATGCGGTACAAATTGTTCGGAAACCATTTTGTCCTGGAGGCCTTTGTGTGTGGGTCCAAATATACCTATTCTTTTCGCGTTATCTCTTATGGAATTGTTCAGTTCTATCATCGCCCTAGTCATTGGCCCTTGTTGGTTCTTTATTCCTTTTGAGAGGCCGGCTATGGCATTGCCCAGGTCTTTTCCTCTTTTGTTTATTATCTTGTCCGGAGAAGTCTCTTGCATCTTTTTGAACTCTCCGGTCTTGTCCATTTTAAGGTCGCCTCTTAGAAACTTTCTTGTCTCAGCGACTGAACCCAGACCTAGAGTGTCCTTGAGGGCTAGGAGCTCAAATTTGCCCATCTCTTCAACATTGCGACCACTCTTTGTTATTTCGTTTCTTATTGTCTCTGCTCTTTCTGCCTCAGTCTTATTTAGTAAGTCGATACTGTTGAAAACAGACGTGCCTAAGATTTGATTTAACTGACCTGCTTTCTGTGCTGAACCCTGAAAGGTGTCCATGGAAGATCCGAAAGCGCCTGCTAAAGATTGGAAGTCCACACCTGTTGTTCTTGCCATTTTCTGAAGTTTAACAAAGTTGTCCATAAATTTGTCTGAGGTATAGGCAAAGTCCTTTTGAGCTATCCTGAAGTTATCTGTTAGAATATCTGGTGCGATGGCAAATTCTTTTGTAGTATGTACCAACTGTGCAGTCATCTTATTTAGACTGTCCTCCGACATATTAAACGCCATAACTCCTTCTTGCATTATCTGAGCAAAAGAGTTCATCTCGAAGCCGGCTCCAGAAAGGACTACAGAGTTTTTCATTAGGGATTCGCTAAACTTTTCTGATACAAAAGGCATCGCTGTAAACTGATCCCTGAAAGCTTTAGTTACCGCTATTCCTTCCTTAAAGTTGCCAAATAGTTTATAACTGGCATCGTTGGCGCTTGAAATGGAGTTTGCAAACTTGTCCATCTGGTCGGTGTAACCAGACTTAAAGAATTCACTCATCTCATTTCTGAATACGGATACTCCGTCAAATAATGATTTAAACCCTCCTATAAGTTCTTTGGTCGAACCAAGTGCTTCGTTTATTGATGTTTGAAGATCGCCGGCGCCGAGGCCTTTAACTGCCTGCTTGACGTCTGTCGCGACTTTAGCGGCGCCGCTGTCACGAATCTGCTGGGCGGTCTGCTGAGCTTTACCCGCGGCCTTTCTTCCTGCTTCGCCTGCATTTTTTGAGTCGTCGCCTCCTGCCATGATCTTGTAACCTCCTCTTCTCTAGTAAATAGGGCCTACAACTAATTGTTTTCGCTTGAGGACTCATAGTATTTGTGAAGTCGGTCAAAAAACCAACTTCTCAGGCCAATAGGTAGGGAGTAGGCCTCAGAAAAAGAAAAATTTCCATGTTTTACAAGTGAGAAGATTTGTTCGTAAACAACTGCTTCAAGATACTCTTCACTCAGACCAAAACCAGCCCAAAGAGAAGGGCACCTCCTTTGCAAGGTCTGCGTTACAGGAAGGGCAAGTAATGTTTGTTGCCATATCCATGGATGGTGTGCAGCTGTTATGTGCTTTTGTAATTTTTCGAATATCAGATGTAGGTATAACCTCGCAAAGCTGATTTATCATAACTTCGTCCACAATATCATTAGCTGAGATGATAACCTTTCTGAGAAATTCAACTGTTTCACTACACTCTATGTTTAGCTGTTTCTTCTTTTTTATTGTTAGTCTGAGGTGTTCTCGATCTTCTGGTGTTAGAACTCTTATCTTTACTTTTATATCAGTCATTGGCAAAGTCATGCAAACCAGCCCTGAACCTTCCTCTATTGTCCAGTCTCCCTCTTCATTGCTAGCTGTTGATTGCTCCAGGATCTTAGAAATGCTGGCTGCAGTTTCAAATTTGTGGCCACAATGATCGCATGCTACCGACAAATCTATGCCATCGCCATATCCAGTCTTTCTGGCATGCAAGAGGATGGCCATCTTGTCGCAGTCTTGCATATCTTTTGCAAGAACGCCAGGAGTAGTAACAATTGAATCAATTAGTCGGTTAAAGACCGTCCCTTCATTCACAAAGCTTTCATTCATTATGATGTCTTCTTCTTTGGCAGTCATCGCTTTTATTTCGACCGATTCCAAACCAAAAAGGGGGCTGTTTTCAGAATAGAATTTGCCTGCACTTGGAAGCTTCACAATCTCTTTATTAACTACAAAAGAAAGCCCAAATGGATTTGAACTTTCTTTAGTTTTTGGCATATCTGGTATTGGTGGTCTCGTGGTGGGTGCAGCTTGG